TCATAAGTTTTACAATATTATCTACAAATAGAACAAACTTGTCTAGTGCACCAAAAAATTTATATATCCACTTATCTATCATCTAACTTTTTTTCTATTTCATAAAACATTTTATCAGAATCTTCAGTAATTAATCCTTTATTTTCAACATTCCATTCTGTGCTTTGAACTTTATAGTCTGGAATATTGTTATTAGTAGTGTAGCTACTAACATTCCACAGAATACGATTATTAGGCTGAGCTGCATAATTGCCGTTAGTGAGAGCCAATATATGTGCACACTTATGTTCATCAGGTATTTCACTATGCTCAACATCTAAAATATTTGGGTCTGGATGTGCCCAATCAATTGTAAATAAATATTGTCCATAATAAAACTTTTTATCTATACCAAAATATTTACCTTTTTCTCCAATTAAAAAATCAAAAGTAGTAACACTAGGATAATAACTAAAACTGTTCCACAATTCCAACTCGTGCGTCTGCATATTCGGCACAGTGGCTCTGTCATACGATTTTTGGAAAAACGCTGAGATAGGCAAACGCCAATAGCATGCACCATTTGGTAACATGATATTGAATAAGATTGCACGCCCTGGAATAGATGTGGCAGCGAAGACAACACAGTCTTCACTTTCTCCCATATGTTCTTTAAGATCATAAAGATACTCCTTTCTTATTTTACAGTATATTGGAGGAATGTTTACGTTTAGATAAGCCATGTTTATATTTCTCTCTCCAATAATTTTTTCTTTCTAAGATTCTTACTCTTTTTTCAAGTATATCATATCCTAAAAGTTTTCTAAGGAGGTGTGCTAACATTTCCATCTTCTTCTCGCTTGTCTTAATCTTGAGTTAGGATCTTTTGCAGCTTTAGGAAATTTTTTCATTTGTCCTAAACTACGGGCACAAAAACTTTTTCTTCTTTTTGCATCCTTAGATCCTGGTTTAACTTTTCCTGTAACAGCAGTTTTTAATTTTGATCCAGGATTATCACGTCTATATTTAGCAACACCTGCCTTAGTCATTCCTGCACCAGACTTTGTTGATCTAAAATATTTTTTTGTTTTAGGTGGCTGTACATCACCACCTCTTTTCATGCCTAATATATCTGCGTAATAATTATCAATCATTTATCTATAATTAGTGTAACAGTACAATCTGAAATAGCAGAAACTGTCATTCCGCCTTCAAATAAAATACCATCCTCAGCTAAATTATAAGCAAATGTATCTCCCGCAGGAACATCAACAATAAACTGAGTAACTGAATTACCATTTTGTAATGTTACTTGTCCGGCACTTGAAGAAGATGTTGAACCTAAGATAATTCCTCTTAATCTTGTTCTTCCTCCAAATACACTTCCAGTTGTTGTTTTTCTTACAGCTTTTACGTCTGATTTCATTTTAATTCTATGTAAATGTTATTGTTATTCCACTTGTTCCAGAGATTGTTGCGTGAATACCATCTTCAAATAAAATTCCATTTCCAGGTAAATACATATCTAATCCCTCTGCACCAAATAAGTATGTAGCAATCGTAGTGCCGGATGCTCCACCACTTTTAAATATTACAGATCCGCTAGCTGAGTTGCCTTTTCCTTGAATAGAAGTCAATCTTGCTCTTTTACCTGTAGCAACCATTTGTGCAGTTGAAGTAGCATGAGCACTCGATTGATCTGATGAAAAACTTCCTCCACCCATAATTTTCTCCTTTAGTTGTGGCTCCCGAAGGAGCCACTAATTAATTATTACTGTGAATCAAAAGGCGTTGCCAAAGATCCAGTAGCATTAAGTAAACCTTCAACAGCATATAAGTTAGCTGCGATTGCAGTAAATTTAATTCTTGAACCTTTTAGACCACCAGTTGTAGCAACAGATGCTCCTGCTTCACCATTTAGGTTAACTTCATTGTTTGCTGTTGCTGGAACAAATTGTTTTCCAGCTGTAGAAGCGTCAATTCCAAGTGTAACCATACCAACAAATTTGTCAGATGTGTTAGCAGTTTTGATAGTTCCTGTGAAATCATCAATAAAAAGAATTTCAAAAGTTGTTCCAATTGTGCTTTTATTATTTGGATCACTTCCTGGTCCTGCAACAGCAGAATCAGCAGTTGAAATTATTGAAGGTATTGTGATTGCAGTTGGTGTTGCTGCAGGATCCATTGTTACTAATCTTCCTGCATGGTCGGCAACAGTTAAATCTGTAGCTAAAGTAACAGCTTTTACTGCAGCAGGTCCTAAATTAATAAAACCATTTTTTGATCTGACCGGTCCGTCAAATGTAGTATTTGCCATAATATTCTCCTTGTATAGCGTTTTATTTTGTAGTCTCTATACCGTCTGCCTAGTCAGTCTACAAAATTATTTATTCTAGGTTGTTTTATTATACATAAAAAAAGGGGCGATGTGAACACCGCCCCTTTTAAGTAATACCTTAAGTATTTAATCTATTAACTAGTTGGTAAGTTTCCGTTACCAAAGATTGCTCTAGGATCTGAGAATCCAAAAGAATATCTTTCTCTAGCCTTAAATCTAACATTACCTGTATCGAAGTCTCCCTCAATTGCAGTCTTGATTGGTGATCTAACAAAATGTTTCATTCCGTTAGGTACATCAGTCATAAGGAAGAACGAGTCAGTATCAGTTAAGAAATTATTAACTGAGTATCCTTCTGGTACCATTCCCATAGACACAATTGCGTTGATATCGTTATCAGCTGTAGCCGTTCTTTGAGGTGATTTCATCAATCTCTCAGCAGTAAATTGTAATTCTTTTGGAATTATCATTTTTCTACCTTGAGTAGCGATTCTTAAACCTCTTTCGTCTACGAAACCAGCGATATCGATTAACGATTGCTCAAGTGAAGTTTCATTAAGGTCTGCAGCTACGGATAATACATTTGAGAATGTACCACCAGTTGCTAATGGATGGTTGTTCGCTATTAACGGTTTCCCATCTCCACCAGTCACAGCAGTAAACTGTGCTTGGTTAAGTACGTTAGCAGCTTTAACTTGCTTCGTGTTAGACATAGATCTTGCAAGAGCTCTTGTGTATCTTGCAGCTAATCTGTCGTATAGATTATCTTCAATTGCTTCTTCTGTTATAGCAAATGCTAAAGCGATTGTTTCGTGATTGTATCTAGCTGTGAAAGTTTCACCTGCTGTATCAAACACTACTCCAGCACCCTCTTGTTTAGTTGGTGCAGAAGCGAAACCACTTAACATTACTTCTTCTTCAAAAGCTCTGTCAGATGTTTCAGTAGTGAAAATCTCCGCATGTTGATTTTCATATCTACTATATTCCAGGCCGAATAAAGCATTCAAACCTGGCTCTAGTTCTTTAACTAGTTGTGATCGTGATATTGCCATAGTTATTCTCCTTTATTACGCTATGCCTGTTCCACTTCTGTAGAAGTGGTTGTTGATTCTAACAAGAATATTTGCATTTGCATTACCCGTATCAGAGTTTTCAGGATCTTGCGAAATATCAATCGCTTGAATTACGAATGTAGTTGCAGTTCCCGAAACACTAACATCAAGTTGTTGTTTCGATATTCCTGTTTGCGTTACACCTGTTGTGTTTGTAACAGAGTAGTTCTTGTACAAATCAGCTCTTGTAAAAGTCGCATCAGCATCAATTAAAAACACTGCATCTGGATCATCAATGATGAATGCAGTAATATCACTAGCAGCAATACCGCCAGGATAAAAGTTACTGAATGTTGGCTTTTTAGTAGTTGGGTCTGTATAAAAACATCCGTTAAAAACGCCTACCACAGCATCCGATGTGTTAGGACCATGTCTTCGGATATTACCAGTTCCTAATGGTTCAACCATTTCTCCTTGGAATATCGCATCTGCATAGCCTGACGCAATCGTATATCTGTTTTGAGCTCCAACTAATGGTGTACCGTCTAGTTTTCTGTATGGTCTAAGACCAAACTTTTCACTTACGTTTGCCATGTTTTTGTTCTCCTTTTAACAGTTTATTTTCAACCCTAGTAGGTATTGCAAAATTATTTTTTGCGTCCACCACCAAAGGTCACTCTGGACTGTCTATCAATATTGATAGGCATATCCGGGTGCTGTTCCTTCATAAGATCATTGTCAACTGCGTTCATTCTATCTTGAGTAAGTCTTTTAAAATACTCAGCGCGTTGTTCCAATATCTCTACCGGTATCCTTGCCAGCACAAGGCCCCCAATTCCAATACACCCCTCGTATTTACCTTCGGTATAGAAAGGATATTTGTTTGTGCCGATCTCGTTTTGCACTTGTTCGACTTTTACAAATTCCCAACCTTCCCTCATTTTTTTAGATACATTAGCTGTATCTTCAAAACCTTGAACGGTTGTACGTATCCATCTATGGGCGTAACCGTTCGGTGCGGGTGGCGCATCCAAACTGGATGGTGGAGTCCATGATTTTTTAGCTTCTTTCGAAACTTTAGTCTCTGACTCCCGTGAAGTTCTATCAATTGTACTCATTATTTATCCTCCTTCACGTATCTAGCGTATTCCTCTAGTGGCACCCCTAATCGTTTAGCAATAGCTACTTGTGACTTGGTGAGTTTCACAGTTCTGCGTCCTTGTTGACTACGACCTGCCGAGGCCACCGTTTGGACGGGTTTCGGTGTCTCTTTTTTAGGCTCGTCCGTAGTGTTATCAAAACTCTCAGGAAAATATTTCCTTAGTCTTGAATTAACTTCATTATAATACTCATCGCTATCCACTTCAATACCCTCTTGAGATATATTGTTATGTATAGTTATGGCAGCATTAGTCATGACCTCATCATTTCCAAACCACTTATTCTCTTCTGCCCACTTTTTAGCTTTAGGAGTAATCTGTGGTTGTTGTGATGATTCCGCTGTTTGAGGTTCAGCTTGTACGTTATTTGTTGTTGTTTTTGTTTCTTCTTCTTTTTTTTGTTTTTCTCTATTAGCTAATTCTAATCGAGCCTTTTCTTTTTCAACAGCTAATTGAGTTAACTTATCGTTAGCTTCCATTATTTGGGTAGCATCATTAGCTTCAATCGCTTGTTTCAAAGCCACTTTGACTTGTTCTCTTTGTGCATCTACTCTTGCATCAAATTCTTTTAGATACTGTTCATCAGTCTCCTTAAATTTTAAAGAACTTTTGTCAAATTTTTTCTGTAAACCTTTAGCAAAATCAAGAGT